GGACTACCCTGGGGAATCGCGGCGAACTGCTGCGTTATATATAGGGTGTCAGATATTTTTACCAAAAATAGAACAGGGCCCCTAGCGTTAACTAAGAGCCCTGCCTAATGGAACAACGAATGCAAAAGAAGCATTAAGAGACCGACCGTCAGTCATCTGAAAGTGGACCGAAGTCGATCTCGAAGCAATTAATACCAGAACCAAAGCTATCGTCAATAGCATTCTTTGCGACACTGACGAGTCCTTTGGCGGCAAAGTGATTATCAAAGACGATCTTACAGCTGTGCTTGGAGTCGGCCACCAGGATCACGTAGTTTTCAAAATGTTCTCCTAGGATAGCAGTGACGCTTTGTAAATCTTTGGCCATGGTTACTTAGAGTTAACTTAGAGTTAACTATAGACTAACTTTAGTGTAATATTCAATATTATTATCACTAACTACTTACTTTAGTTAACCTATAGTTACTATAGGGGGACATTTCTACCCTTGTCAATACAGTATTTCCCCCATCCATATAAAATCATCGGTTTTTTGTTCTTACATTAGTTAATATCGCTTATTGTTTTACCTATGGTCCTACAATATAGGCGGTACGAATTACCAAGTGAGAATATTGGCGCCCCCACGCCGGATCTTAAAGTAAGCCTCAGCGTGTTTCTGGAGCTCTTTTCGTATATCGTCGTCTTTTCGCTCTAGGATGCGTTCTGACGCGTCTTGGGCCATTTGCTGACTCCAGTAACCAACAGCCATCGAAAGCGCGTCTAAGCGGTCGTCATGGGTCACAGCGCCACGATCTCGTGTTATACGTGTTAGCTGGTAGATCAACTGGTATTTTAGAGCGTGGTCTTTAGGATACACCTGGCTAGTCTCGTAGTCGTTCTGGATGACCTTAGGATCAACCACCAGCTTATGCCCAGTCATCACTGGCTCTAGTGTATCGATTATACGTTTTTCTTTCTGTGTGCTGTGTCTCACCTCTTCGATTGTGCAAGCGTGGACTTTGCGCAACACCGGTTTAAGCAATTCGACAAACATACCGTCACCAAAGTTAGACTCAACGACGATCTCGTTGACCTTGTGTTCTTTGGCGGTCATAGAGAGAAACTTAAGGGTTTCCTCAGAGTATCCTCCTTGGACTCCCCCAGCCGCTGTGACATAAAGATACCCGTTGAGCATCTTGACTACCGCGTAGCCTGTCTCGTCTTTGCCTCGTCCTGACGGGTCGATAGACATAACGGTCCCTGTGTATTCTATGTGTTTACCCAGGGTCTTCATAGGCCGGTAGAACCTATCGCCAGTCATGCCGACATTAGGGATCGATCCGTCCCACTCTAGGTCCGGGTCTTTGGCCCACACTAGTCTCTCTGGGGCAAGCTCAGTGTCCAACGACATCACAATCAGATCCGAGATCTTGAGTGGATACTTTTCGACGTCACTGAGGTTAGAATCGAGCATAAACTGAAGGGCGTAACCTGCAGACCCATAGGATACTTTACGTTCAGCAAGGTCTACGTCAGAGAACCGTAGTGGCTCTGTTGACTTTCCTTTATTATCAATATTAATACAACACTCAGCGATGTGACCATCGTATCGCTTCATGTTCTGGTCTGGGGTAACATACTGCGCAGGCCAGATGCGTGTCTGGTAGCCCCGCTCAGTTAGCTGTCTGTATATCGTGTCTTCGCACTGCGGTGTTCCTAGAAAGATTACTTTTGCGTCATCGAGGGGCTTAATGATCGCATCGAACTCTTTGACTTGTTCTCCGAGCTTGTCTCGCATCATCTGGGTTGCCGAGTTGTTTGGCACCTCGACGTCATCAGCGACGATAATGTCAGCACGAGACCCTGTCAGTTGAGATGTGATACCCAGCGACTTAACCGACGGGGCGTGTGACGCTGGTGCTGGTCCGACGTCAAACGAGATCTTGGAGAACCGTTGTTTGTCTTGGGGTATAAGATGCTTAAGGAGTGGCATCTCATGGATAAGCCTAAGAGTAAAAGTTGAGAAGTCATCTGCTCTAGTTTTTGAAGCAGAGACAACAAGTATGTTCTTTGAGGGATCGAGCAGCAACTGGTGGACAACATAAGCAGAGCAAATCCAGCTTTTACCGACGCCGCGAAAGCCTTGGATAACTGCTCGTTTATCTCCGTGCTGCATGTAATCCGCGATTTCATACTGTATTTGAGTTGGTTCAGGTAGGTTAAGTTGTTTCCACACTAGGTAGAGGAAGTTCCTGAAGTCTTTGAGTTGCCTTAGGTCAGCCATTTCGTGATCTGTTTTGGCTTTTCTTTTGGAGCCTTAGGTTCGACGCAGCGTTGTTCTTAGGGTTGCGGTCTTTGTGATCGACGTCGCGCCCTTTGATTTTGCTTAGCCCCAACTTGCGCGCCATGAGTCTCCGTGCGGCATTGCGTCCGGCTCGTCGTTTCTTTTGGTCCGTCTTAGCGTGGTAGTTAGCGTATTCGCTCTTGTAGTTTCTACTCATTGGACGCCATGTTTACAATTCGGTCTACGTTATCGTCGTGGAACGGTAAGGCGTTGACTAGTTCGTGGAGTGGTGAGCTTTCGGTGACCACGGCGGACACGTTGTTGTCCTTGAGGAACTGTCTGACCGTCGATAGGTCAGCCGTGGTGGCCTCTCCTGATTTGACCCTGAGTAAAAACTCTTCGATCAATAGGTCCTGTAGTTCATATAGTTTATCTGAGCGGTCCATATTATTTAATTTCCTTAATGATTTTGATAGCAAGGTAAGTCAGGGTTGCCAGTCCTACACAGATAGCAACAACATCATTAACACTCTCAAGGGTAAGTGTCCCGAGGAGTCCTGTGAATCCAATGAATGATGGCATGTATGAAGAGTTCATTATTGTGTTCTGGCTGCTCGTGCTTTCTGGATCGCTTCGATCTCGCGCATACGGAGCTCTGGGTTTTCTTGGAGCATTTTTGATTTCGCTACGCCCCTGTAGGCCCTGATCATCCGACGCAACACAACAACTTTAGGGCTGTCGCTTCCTGTTTCGTCTTTGAGATCTTCTCCAGACAACGCTGCGTATTCCTTGCTTTTAAACATACGCTCTAAACTTTGACGGAGTGTCCGCCCTCGGATCGTTGAGGTCCCGACGAGCTCTAAGAACCTATCGTAAGCCTGTTGGCCTGTCTCTGGGTTATAATATTCTTTCATATCTAACTCTTCAACACCGGGCCTCAAGAACCGTGATGGTTGTCTGAAGCCAGACCTAAGGTTAGAAATCTCGTATTCAACTACGTTCTTCGGGTCTTCTTTAATATATAATGGATTAAATACACCAGAAGCCCCTCCGCTATTAGGTATCGTCATGACTTCTCCGAGAACATTACGCCTCGGAGGTAAGTTCCCACCAGCAGGTGTCCGTTTGATCATACGGTCAATGATACCACGGGCTTCGCGCAGCGGCCTGTCTTCTTCGTAGTTAAGTGACTGGTTGATCACGTTAGGCACAAAGCCTCCGGCGATACTACCTAGGAACTTTTCTGCGTCGCGCACTGGGTCTTTGAACTTCAAGAAATCAAAGAGGTTATCAAGTCCCTGGACATAAGACTTAGACGTGATGTTGTTTGAGAACGCAAGGGCAGCAACGCTAAACACTTTCTCAAGGTCCCCGTCGTCGAGCTCGTTGTATGTCTGTGCTTCGTTGATGTCAGCAACAACGCCGAGAATCGTAGCGATCGGGTCAAGTCTGTTGTAACTTACCCACTTGTCTCCGACTTTAATTGAATACTGTTGGTTAGCCATCTCCCAGGACTCTCGTTGCTCTTTGTTCTTAGGGCCATAGCCTGTGATGAGACCTTGGCCTTTACCGCTCTGTAAGAAATACAGCAAAGACGCTGTGGTGGCCACCGAGGTAGCTAGGCGTCCTCGTGTCTCGGCACGCACTGAAGCGTCCGGGCTTCTAAGCTTGGCCCTAAAGTCTTTACTTAGGACCTGTAGAGATCCAAAGGGAGAACGCGAGATACCGTAGGTCAACAGGTTCGTCGGTGTGCGCACAAACGGAATCACAAACTTAAGCGTTGGGTGTTGCTGTGTAAGCCTAGACAACATTTTTGACATGCTGTTCTCTGAGTCCTGTGTGTGCGTGTTGATTTTCGCCATCTGCTCAGCCTTAGCAGTCAAGACGCCACGATCTTTGTAGCTGAGCTTGGTCCCGTCAGGTAAAACAAACGGCTGCTGGGTAGCCTTTACTATTTCATTATCAATAAAGTTCTGCCGTTCTTCAAACTTTAGATCTTGTTTGTCAGCTTTGATCTCTGCGTCTCGCCTGATGCCTGCCTCGTTAAAGATCCTTCCGGTCTCAGTGGTGTAACCTTGGACTCTATCTGCGACATACTTTGAAAGCTCTTTGCCTCTAAGTCCTTTCTGAATCGCTTCAGCCGCTAGTTCTTGTTGCACATAGATACGGTAGTTGAATGCCTTAAAAAACTCATCGCCACCTATAAGACCGCGAGAAGGTAATCTAATGAACTCTCCAAGGAAATTAAAGGTCCTAGAGAACGCGTTGTCCCCACCAGCCGGAGAATAGCTAATAGCTTTTATCGAGTTCTTCCGGTCGTCGAATAGTTTCGCTTCGGGTATCGAGATAGCCTCTCCGTGTTTCAACGCACGCCCTGAAAGCTTAAACGCATCGGCTATAGCGTGTGCACTAAACGAATACTGTAGGGTAGCGCGGGTGAGCGCAAAGTTCCCTGACAGCGCGCTTCCTACTGTTCTCTCTACGGTCCCTACGGCATAAGTTACCGCAGAGCCAATCAAGTTAACTAGTTGTGTAGTAGGGCCTGAGAGCAAAGAGTTCATCCAGTATTCTTGCACCATGTCCATCATGTTGTTGCCCTGGCTACCCTTAGCTATCTTGTTAATTGCTGCTTCGATGTCATCGCCGGACTTAGCGTTAACAATAAGATCCAGAAGCTTTTCGTCGCTTAGTCCTCCAAGACGCTGGTCGCGTAACTTAGCGATGTCCTGTGGGGTCAGGTTGTCAGGCAGGGGGTCAATCTTCTTGCCTTTGATTTCTTTGAACATGTATTTCCGTTGGAGCATCGCCAGCGAAGCAGTGCGTCCAAACTGTGCAAACAGGTTCTGTGAGGCATTAGTCAGGTTGAGGAAATGATTCATCTCAGCGAACGCCCTTTCGTATTCGTCGGTTCCCTTAGTAAGGCCACGAGCTTCAATAGCGAAGTCATGAGTTTTCCGCGCTAATACATTATTTAATACCTTAATAGCCTTCTGGTCCTTGTTGAACTGATCGGCGTATTGAGCTCCGCTTTCTTTAAGTTTTTTGAATTCAACCTCAAGGACGTTTTTGTTTCCCCCTAGTATGTCCGACATGTCTCGTCCTTCTTCAAGAATTTCTTTCTCAGAGGTTTTGGCTCTATACCCTCCTTCCAAAGCATCTAGGTTCTGGTTAGTAGCCAAGCTTCGCACAAGAGGAACTAAGTCACTCTCAGACGACACGAGCCTAACGTTACTAAGCAACGCTTGTTCTCCGCCTACCGCTATCTTTTTAGCTAGTGTCGTGTTAAGCTTTGTAGCTTTTGCTTCGGCTTCTGCGTCTACTTTCTGTCCGTCTCTGAGTGGCGTGTTTTCAAAGCCGAGTGATTTCTCTGAGTCAGCGTCGAGCCTAAATTGAAACTCTTGTTGCTCTAAGCCTTCAAACCCACTAGGTTCGTCAGGCTCGTCTTTAATCTTCTCTGCTTCAATATCAGGCTCCTCTTCGCCTTTGACTTTACTTTCTGAGCGTGGCGCTTCAGGCGATCCTACTTCGTTTGCACCAAACAACTCGTCTTGTGTCATGTCAGATTTTGACATCGCTTCTGCAGTGGCTTCCTCAGGGTCCATCCCTTCGGCCACTAGTCTCCCTCTATTTTTTATTAATTTAACACTCTTAAGGAACGGGACTAACAGAGCCGTAGCGCCGATCTCAAGGAACATCCCTTCCAAGACGTTCTTGAAGCGCCCTTCGATTTCATCTTCGTCCCCGGTAGCCTTAAGATACTCAGTGACCGGATTCTGGAACATTTCATACTGATACAAAAAGTTACTCAATCGTTCTTCTTGTCCGTTGAACGCTAGGAAGTCTGCACCGACACCAGCCGCGTAGTTCTTAGCGAACGTGGCTTTCTTAGATGTCTTGTTGATAGCCGCCATTTGTTTAGCGGGGAGCGCTTTACCCCGGCTCAACTGTTTCGCAACGTCACTCCCAAACATCTTTCGGGCCTTAGCTACCTTACCGACCTTCCCGAGAACGCCTGCAACAGGCACGAACCCAGTGATAAACTGAGAGATACCTTCTACAATACCACCGGCCATCGTTGAGGACCGCCCAAGCGCCCGCTGGTCGTAGTCTGGTAGAAAATCTCCGGTCGCGTAATCTAAGAAGTTGTATACCCCTTGCACTGCGCCCTCGACCCCTCTGAACGGGGCTTTAACAATATCGAGGAACAAGTCGTCTTCTTCTTCGTTTGGAGGCATTAAGCTGTCTTCTATGGCCATAAGTGTGTTGCGTTGTGTTTAATATTATTTTTGAAATTAGACTTCAGGGTATAAGCTGAGACTTACTTTTTGGAGGTAGAATCCCTGTTCCTTTAAACGCTCCGTCACCTGACGGGGGGTCGTCTGCTTCTACAGGTTCTGAAACCCTAGGCTCAACAGCATCAACAAACTGTATTCCTTTCTTCTTAAGGATACCGTTATAGCGCGTCATTTGTTTATTTGTTAAGTCTCTACCGTAAGGTATATCATATCGGAATTCTGGCTTTGTCTTGAAGGCCCCTCCAGTGTCGTGAACAACAGCCCTTACGTTACGTAGGGTCTTTGTGGCTCCGGTCTTAGGGTCTTCATAAGGAAGCTCAGGTATAATATACGATTTATTATAAAAAGAAGGACTCCCTGCTAATGTTATGTATTCAGAGGTTCCGTTAGCGTAGTCTTGGACAGTGCGAACTAAAGACTTGCCATCAGGCCCTGGGCGTGCCGACGGGTATCCTCCTTCCATCTTATCGCCTCCTTTTTGCGGTGAGTAGATCGTAATATCACCTTCGGTTCCTGTTATCTTAGCTTCTACTGTAGGATCAGTCTTGATAGGTTCATCGAGATTCAACTCTAGTTGTTCTTGTCTAAACGTAGGTCCTTTAGGAATCGGAGGTAGCTCACGTTTAGGTTTAGGTTTAGCTGGTTCTTCTCTAGGAACTGTTGGAACAACTGCGGGCGCTGGCGTTGGTTCAGCTGCAGACTTACGCTTCATTTGGAAGTCTTTGAGTTCTTGTTGCGACGCCTTAATTTTCTCAACATCTAGCCCAAGCATTTTTGATATTTCAGATAATTGCTCATCAGTGACATCAGTGAGTAACGCTTTTGGTTTGTAAGCTCCAGGAACCCCCGCTTGGTATGGACCTGGCGAGTCGATTCCTGCTAACTCTTGAATAAAAAACGCTTTAGGATTACTTAAAGCAACACCTTCTTTAAGATAACCTCTCTGCCCTTCCCCAGCGCTAAGTGCTTGCTTAATGTCGTCAGACGAATACCCAACAAACAACCTACGCGCCCGTAAGACTTCTCCGCTTAACTTTTCGTATCGAGCAGCTGCGTCTTTGCGTGCATTTGGAGAAACAACGCCCCCTGCTATCTTAGCTCGAACTACAAAGATACTCGCCTTTATAGTTGGCAATGCTACCTCATATTCTTCCCTTACTTTATTTAAAATTACCTCAGTTTCTTCAGGAGTGTATGGGTTATACTTTAGGGTGTGCTCAAGACTGTCGTAAAGTTTCGGCATGTTTAATCGTGTTTCTTTCTCACCTGCAGCGCTGAAAAAATCACCCAAAGCTCCAAAGGTTCTTTGTCTTTCAACGCCGACTCCTTGTAGGACAGTCTGCTCTGCTCTTTGGACTCCCATCCTTCCAGGGGCAGGCTGATATGTCTTAATACTTAGCATCTCTTTTGATTTAGCTTTTAGACCTTTTTCTTCTGCTATCGCGTCAAGTTTCGCCGTCTCTTCTTCTTTTACTTTAGTTTCTTCTTCGGTCTTTTTGACTGCGCCTGCAAGAAGATCGTCTACGGCTTCCTTAGATGACGCCATGATAACCCCCATTCGTTTCGTCATGTGTTCGGAGATAATAGTATTACGCTTTCTTTCAATATTTTCACCAGCCTCAATCGTGTAGACCTTATCACCTAGTGTTATTTCTTCTCCAGGATCTAAGCGTGCCACTAGCTCCATTGCTTCAGCACGCTCGTTAAGAAACTGTTGATTTTTGTCATTTAGTATTTTCTGCAACTCATTTCCTAGCGCATAAGTCTCAAATCCAGCTGTTGCCCCTGCTTGAAGTTTATTTTCTGGAATTCTTTCCCCGATAAGCGCTTCACTTACATCTACCCCTTTATACTTCTCTCCTTCTAAGTCCTTTTGAACATAATTAACAAGCATACTTCTTGTTTGACTACTCATAGCCAGTGGAGACGCGCTGCTTCTTCCAGACTCTGCTTCTAAGTTATCAATGATGTCACTTTCTTTTCTGAACCCATCGTTAACGCCTTGTTCAAGTGCCTTGCGGTATCCTTTTCTCTCGTAATCGCTTACGTCTAGGTTTTCAATCCGTTGTTCCTCTTCCTTTATGTCATCAAACACTTTCGTAGAGTTCTCCGTATGTCCACTCTTAGACGCCGCTTTGTATTTATCTTCGTATTCTATCGTTTTTTCCCTTATCCTTACATTTACGTCTTTACGCTCTTTCTCAACAACAGTGGTCCGCATCTCTTCAAGATCATCAAGCCGCATTTCGTAAAAGCTTTCGCCTAAGGGTGTCCCTGATGAATCGAGGCGTGTGGTTCCGATCGTCACACCTGCGTCTCTCATGTTCTCTAGGAACGCAATGCCGTCGTCTAGTTCGTCCTCACTACTGTCGAAGTTAAGGATACCGAGGGTCGCATCGATGACCTTTATCTGTTCTGAGCGGGACAAACTGCTACTAGAAGCTTCCCAGTGACTCTTAAGTCTCTCTAGGTCTCTGTCCTCTGCGTCGTGCATACGGGCCAGTGAGCTCGCTAAGTTCGGCATGAGCACTTCTTGCTTATGCTCTTCGGCCATAGCTGCAGGTAACGTCTGTTTTAATTTATTAATATTAACAGAGGCTTCCTGTAAGAACCCGGTGCGCATAATAGCGTTTGCACTGAGAGTCGGGTCGTTCGTTAGGTAGTCGTCGGTGATCTCATTGATCGCTTCACTGATCTGACTGTAACTCGGCTTGTCTCCGTTTTCTCTAAGAAACTTAGTCTTAAACGCGTCGATACGCTCAGTAAGCACACTGTTAAACTCCACGTTCTTCTCTGCGCCCAACAACATCTTGGCGCGGTAGGTTGCCACAGGGTTAAGCTCGTAGTCGGACCTAAAGGCCTTAGAGAGGTTCACTTCGGCGTCAGGTCGCGCCAACATTCTCTCTTTTTCAGCAGGGTCCATGCTCGCGATTTTCTGCTGGACATCTAAGATTTGTCTTTCGTTCTCTGCGATCTGGGCGTCACCGTATTTCGCGATGATCGGGTTGACTTTACCTAAGGCATCAGCAAGGCGTCCGAGCGTCGTCTGTTCGGCCTTGGGTGTCCGTTGGACCGCCACCGAATACTGTCCTGCCTGTATTTCACGCGAGGTGACACTAGGCAACGATAAGTTAAAATCGACCTGCTGACGGCGTTGTTGTTGGAGAAGTTCTTGTGGTGTCATCTAATTGGATCTTGGTGGTCTTGGTGTTCCTTTTCTAGCAATGTCAATCGTAAGCTCACGGTTCTTTGCCTTTGAGTAAGATTCAAGGCTTTCAAGTGCCGACGTTAAGGCTGTCCCTAAGAAGTCTGGTTGATCAATCGGTCTATTAATATTAATGAAATTCTGTTGAGTCTGGAGTCCCAGGTCACGGGCTTTAAGTTCATACGACTGGTCAGCTAGGGTCTGACGTTGCTCAAAGGCAAAACTATGCTCAGCTACTTGTCTCTCTAGGTCTCTCATTTCAGCAAGGTAACTGGCAGACTCAGTGCTGATACCTGCGGCACCTGCGGCCACTTGTTTTCGCGCCATGGCCTCCATGCTCGCCCTGTTTGCTTGTTGGACCTCTTGGGCTACCCTGAGTGCATCAGCGGCTTGTTGTTGGCGTGTCGCCGAGATCTGCGCCATGTATCTCGCGTTCTCAGCGATCGACGCCCGTTTCTGCGCTTCGGCCTGTGCGCGGGCTTGTTGGGCCTGAGCGCCGAAACTCAGCATACCCTGGGCAACAGGTCCGAGAACAGAAGCTGTCCCTACGGCCTTCGCTAATAGCGACGTAGCGGCCACGTTTCCGCCGAGTAGCGCAGAACCTGCTGCACCGAATGCTAATGGTAAACACATAGTAGTTTATTTAGTTGTAATAATAAATTCGTAAAAAGCCTGAGACGAGATCTCTACTTCACGTAGAAACTTAGCGCCACAGAACTTGAGCCAACGTATGGCCATCTTGTTGTCTTTGAGCACCACATTAGAAGTGACCCCAAAGGGCTTAGAGATATACTGCACCCAGTCACGCGATGCTCTTATGAAGTGCCTACGGTGCTTAGTGACATCCGGGGTGCCGAGCATCCAGATATACCCACCGTTCTCAGTAGGCCCTGAGCCGAACATAGCGAACGGCTTCTTGTCTCCATCGAGGGCAGTGTAAGTTGACCTGTCGGTCGTCAAGGCTAACATTAAGGCTTTCTTTGGCGTGCTGCCTAGGAGTGTGCACTCTAGGGCATCGTGGGGCCTCAGGTTATCTTTGAGCTCATGGACGTGGTGTATCGTCGCCTGGACGATCGAACAGTCTCCGTAAGTCCTACTAGGCTCCATATCGACTTGACCGTGTGTGAACAAAGGTTTCGAACTCAGCGGACTGGAGGTTACTAGGCTTAGCCCCATCGTTTTCTAAGACTATCTCTACGTTTTTACTAGAGGTAAACACGGGGGCCCTAAAGAATCCGTCTTTGAGCTCAGTGCGTAAAATCTGTGAAGAACCGCCTGACGACGTGAACGACTCAGGGAACTCGTTGGTATACGTGTTGCGCTTATCTGGTGTCACCTTGATCTTATAGTCTGAGGTCTGCGTGTGGTAAAGCGATAGGTTCTTTATGAACTGCTTGGCCGAAGCGTTAGGTGTCCGCGCTTGTCCTGCCTGGGCCTTAAAGATCTGCTCAGAGAACTTGTAAGAACTGGTGAACTCATAGCCTACCCACACAGACGTATTGTTAGGCCATACGCCTGTAGCGTTTAGCGCTAAGTAAGTAAACGCACTACTGCCAATTCCCGAAGTCTGAACAGTCACGGGGATTTTTATTCCTCTGTCCGTGTATACAGCAATACTAGAGTTCGCTAAGTATGGCGTAGGGTTATTTGCAATACCAGATATTCCCGAGATGTTTTTTCTAAGGGGCAATGTAGTTCCTGCAGTATACGTTGGAAAAATAATCTGATCATTAAAGACTAGGGCGGGAACCCGCATGTCTAAGTGAGTGACATTATCCTCAGGTGTCGTCGCAATCGACGCGGATCTTCCTGTAGACGACCCTGTAACCGTATAAGTAGCGATCCCTTCGTCTTCCCCGTCAAAGTTTAAAGGAATATTTAAAATAAATGTCTGAGTATTAGCGACATCAGTGGCAACAATATACAAGGTTGAATCGATAAACTCAAAGCCCCTGATTTTTACGTCAAAGTCCCACTTAAACCACGAGCTCAACACCTTCTTGTTCTCGCTAAAGAAGTAACGATACATGTAAAGAGACTGGTCTTCGTCTTTGGACAATATCCCTAGTAGGTTCTGTGAGAGCGACCCAGAGAAATACGTGATGTCCTTAGGGATATACCGAGGTATCTGCTCAGTGATCTCGTTGGACTCATAGACGTCAGTGGTCTTGTTCAGTGAAAACTCTCGGATACCTGTGTGGTTCCCTAAGTCAAATGGATAATAAATATATGAACCGACAGACACAGGGTCGGTCTCATCGTTGTATTCAAAGTTCGTAATGGGCTTCACTGAGACCGTCTTAGGGGTCAGTAGGTCTTCGCCTTTGAGAACAAACTGTCCGTTATTTGAGAAAAGTATGAGGTTCTCTTGAGACGTAGCTGCAGCCGTAAGACTAACGACACGCTGCGCCTCAACAATGACGTCAATCGGGTCTGAGTCGAGAAGGGTTGTGACGGTGGTTCGCCCAAAGTTATACTCGAAGTCCCCTGAGGTATTACGTGCGCCTAGTCCAGCCTCTGAGAGTATCACGTTACCCTCGCAGATAAACCCTAAGCGGTTCTTGAAGAACACACTGTTCTGTATGTTCTTACCAACAAACGACGCAAACGGATTAGAGATGTCATCACCGACAAACCTAGGGGCCGTCTTGATCTCATTGATCTCAAACTTGTTTAATGATGTATTAGTAATTAATCTAGGCAACGTAGAAGTGTCGTAGTTGGTCAGTTGTCCTGGAGCAAACGTCTCGACCCACGCACCGTTCCCTATGTCTTGTTCGTCAGTTGTCTCAAACTTAACGTAGTAGTCGTCGGCAGATAACTCTTGGTCTCCACGGACTTTAACGATAAAGCCATTTTTAGCGTAGAGTGGTAAGTCAGTAATCGACCCAACTTCCTTATAGACAACGCCGAGTGCACCGTCGCCGAGCCCATCGTGCCCACGGATCTCAAAGTCTCCTTTGCCGGAGCGTCGCGTTAAAACGATAAGGTTACCAGAGCGCTCAATGTTAAAATCAGAATTACCGTTGTTGTTATTGATCCCAGTGAACTTATCAGAGAAAGCAGCATTGTTAGTGTTATTACTATTAACAAGGATTTCAGCAATAACTGAAGTGTCTGCGTTTGTTGCGTCAGTGGGATCTCCAGACGTTATAGACACATTAGTAGTAACTGTCCCCGATGTAGTCACAGCTTCGCCAAGTTCCAGTGTGGCTGGTATTGAAATAGTATCTCCTACGTTTTCGTTGTTTCCAATAGATAACGCAGTCCCTACGTTTCCTCTTGAAGCTGAGGTGACTACTCCTGTTGCTGCGTTTGTAACGCCTACAACTAGCGTGGAATCGATGCCACCTGTTGTCCTAACAACCTTTGAACTATAAGTGCTAGGGAGGCCAACAATAGTATAAGTTTGACCGTTAGTATACCCTTGTCCACCATTAGTAATAGAGCCAACTGATGTTAACACGTAATATGAGTTTCCCCTGTTGCTCGTCCTGCTGTATGTAAGGTTTACCTGTGCAGCGACTGGAGACGTAGTAGAATAAGTAAGGTCTACTGCGTATTTCTTTTTGTAGTCGCCTTGCTTAACAAAGATCAACGCTTCTTTGTCAAAGTCAGGGGAACGAGACGATTGGTCTGTCGCGACTGTCTTTGCTCGGTTAACAAGAAAGGTGCCATCGGAAACAGTAGAGGCCCTAAGAAGACCACGCGGTGTTCCTACTGACGATGGGATGTTAAGGTAACTATCCGACGCAGGAATGAATCCGCCGGTAGCGTTGTTTATAGACGCCTCTTCTCCAGTAAGGACATTGTAAGCGTGAAGCCTAATACCATCGTGGATGAGCACATAACGCTCGGTTTCACTCCGGTTAACAAAGTGAATAAAGCTATCTGATGCGATCGGTAAGTTTGTTGAAAATAGTTTCTTAACAAACCTAGTGCCGTTGCGTTTTGTTAATCCATCAACAACACTGCTCATGAAGTTAACCTGTTCGTCGCATTGTCCCGAGAACCGTGTGGCATCAGGCTGCTGGCTAACCCCTTGGATAAGGTTTGGTAATGATGTATTAATTAATGGCATTAGAGAATGTCGTAGTTTCGGTTGACCCCGAGGCAAGACGCGACGTCATAGTTATCAAAGATAGTCCTGTCGGCTCCTTGGCCATCTGCTTCTTCGAGGTTATAGCGTGCTTTGAGTTCATCCCGTAGGATCTGTTGCTCAAGCTCCTGAGACCCGACGGTGCGTGCCTGGAAGACCCTTGAGGCTTTGAGTGTAATGTATCTCCGTGCTTGTTCGTGGAGATCAGTGAAATCTAAAAGGAACATCAACCTGACGTCAATGTCGCTTGTGAAAGTAAAGGTGTTGTCTTCACGGTTAAACAGTTTACCGCCACGTTGCACAATGTCCTTAGAGTGATCTAGGGTATCTACGTGCATAATGTCAGCCGCGAGAACAATCTCATTGCCGCTGTTAGGAGTAAGTGTTTGTTTGTTGACCGTATTGAAGTGCCATCCCTCTGACTGAACCTCGCGACTAACTTCGTCTAACACGGTGATCGCGGTGACCGCAGAGATAGGCAGTGAGGTAGTGACAGTGATTTGAGTCACTGGGCTTTCACCTATGGTGCTCAGCATCGTATTGACAGCTTCGAGTTCTGTAGTGAGTGGCATAATAATATTAATAAAATGAAAAAATACCCCGTCCCCAACTTAATGAGGACGAGGCATGAATTTAATGAGTGCTATTAGCTAGCAGCAGATGCAGTGGTGTTAACCACAACAGCAGACTCAGGGCGAAGAACGCCGAGGCCCATTGCATACTTAGCAACAAAGAGCGTAGACTGACGTTCAATCAGATACTCAGACTCAGTCGCAAGGTCGAGGAGCTTAACGCACCCAACAGCAGACGAGTGTCCAGCAACGAAGCCGCAGTTGTCGTCTTGACCACTTCCAGTTTCGCGAACACCCGAAAGGTCACCGTTGTAACCAGCGTCGTCGTTAGCCACAGCGGTTCCTGAGAACGGCGAGTTAGCTACGTTTGCGTCGTCTCCAGCTTGCCCACTAACAGCAACCTGAACACCTTCGATGTGCGGGCTCTTGTATAGCTTGATTCCTGCAACTTCCACAATGCTACCTTTAGCAGCGTCAGCAGAGCCACTTGAAGTGTCCTTGTTGATCGCTGTGCTATCAGCAGTAAGCAGCTTGTAGTATTGGAACGGCGTCAAGATAGCAAAGCGGTCCTCAGATGGGACTTCTTTTTCATCGAGGGCCTTCGCGCAGTCAAAGAGTGCAGCAACAAGTCCTAAAGCAGTCGTAGTGTCTGCACCGAGAAGCTCAGTTCCAGTCTTTCCTCCAGTGAAGTTAGCAGTGCTAGTGAGACCAGCAGCGAACAACGTCTTAAGGATCTGAATGTCCATGCGCTTAGCCAGGGCTTTACCAAGCTCAGCAGAGTAGATAGAACGAAGGTCATAGTGATTCTTCAGTTCATCAATGCGTGGAATCAGAGACGAAGCGACAAGCATGTCGTCAATGTTGATTACTTTCTCGTTGTGAGCAATCTGAGACAAGTAGTTACCAGAGCCCAGGAGGTCGTCCCCGGCTTTGTGATACTTGGCTTCAGCGTTACCTGTGACAGGGAACTGAGCAGATTTACCACTAGAGATAGTGCGAGTCATGATGAGGTCTTTAGCTACGTTCGTTTCGTTGAACGCAGTGAGGATCTCACCGCTGAATACTTTAAGGAACAACGCTGCGTCAGCTGACAAAGCGCCAGCAGGTGCAGTGCGTGTCCCAGAGCCATTCACCTTACCCGGAATGGTGGGATTATTAGATAGTGCCATAATAAGTTATAGTTATAGTTTTGGTTTCTTTCGTCTGTGGACTTTAGTTTCTACTGTTCGCCGCAAGTTGTCCGACGCATCGGGCTTGGTGGTTACTAGTCTAGTTACTTCAGTTTATTAGACTCAGGGAAAATTTTAGTTAAATACATCTAGCTGTCTTATGCAGCTCCTGATGATAGTATAAGTGGTTCTGTTGGTGTCATCGTCGTCTTCGTAGGTCGGATGCCACGATGTAATATTAATAAATGTTTTATCTATATGCTCAATGACTCCGTAGACAGTGCAGACCAGGGGCTTCCCTAAGTCTTGCGCGTGGTCTAAAAAGACGACCCTAGCGATGTCTTCAAGCTCTATTTCTTGATCCGCAGATTCACACGAGCCGCCTGTGTGTTTGCAACAAACTGCTTCCCCTTCGCACCAGCACGTTTCTTCTTGCGTGCAGTGGAGGCTCTCTGTGCCTGACTCAGGCTTTTCGCTTTCGATGATGGAAGACATCTGTCTGGATTTTTCTTGTTCTTTGAGGTTCCGCATGGTCCTTTGATTTTACCGTCGGTGCCTATTCGGACCCAGTTCTGCTTTCGCCAGTTTGCTAGTTCACCCACGTTTCTTTTTGATTTTAAGTTTAGACCGCTTGCCCTTACCGTAGTTAGGGTCTTTGCAGTATTTCGATGCTGCCATGTTAGCGTAAGCGCTCGGATACTTATCGAACTTACGCTTCGCCCATGCGATTCCTTTAGGACATATTTTAGCCATGCTTTACCTGCAGGTTACGTTTTGTTTCACTTCATGTTCTTCTTCTTGATCGCGAGACCAGTCCGTTTAGCTGCTTTCTTCGCTGCTTTTTGACCAGCAGCCGTATAGGCGTATTTCTTTTTTCCAACTTTAGGCATAATTTTATATAGTTAACATTTCCAGCGTTTTAACGCTAAGGCTTTGCGTGTAGGGCGTCCCTTAGCGTCTTTCATAGGGCCCTTAACGCCGCTCATGCGTGCACAGAACGATCTCTTACGGGGACCACCGCCAGGCTGAGGTTTCTTAAGTTTACTCCCAGTCTTACTGTTGTAATACTTACGGCCTTTTTCAGTAAGACCACCTTTCTTAGACTTGTGTTCTTTCCTGAGACTGACTCCCTGTCTTTTCATTGTTATAATAATTAATAAATCCTTTTGCCAAAGAAGAACCTAGGGTGTCAAAGCTGTCTTTAAACATCTCCCAGTCTTCTTCGTTGGACCCAAAGAACGGCTCAGTGATCACTGCAGGACAATGTGTTTCTCTTAGGAACTTAGCGCCTCGGCTCTTCGCTGTTTTCGGTTTAGCCCCTCGGTCTTTGACACCGAATGTCTTTACTACTTGATCTTGGAGACACTTGGCTAACTTCGCGCTTTTCTTAGATTTATACCAGTAGAGCGTCTCGCTGCCATGTGCCGCAGGTGTTGCAGCGTTAAAGTGTAGTTCGATCGCAGCGTTAACTTTGAGTCCTCTGAGCTCAACACTCAGGTTCTCCATAGACTCTGCGTAGTTGTTCCCGGTATACTCGTGGACAATCACTGAGGGAACACCAGCGTCATCAAGTTCTTCTTTGATAGACTTAGCGACCTGGAGGTTATACGTCCACTCGTTAGTCTCTCCGTCACACGCAACAGCGCCCATGTCATTGTATCGACTGTGGCCGACACATATGGCTAACACTGGGTCAGCCGGGGGTAACTGTGCGTCATCAGTAAACCACGCTCTACAACTCATTCTCTAAGTAGTTAATGTAGTGAAGCAACGCAGAGATCGTTTGTTTCTCCTTTTTGTCAAAGTCATGGGCATCAAGCCTCTGGATCATCTCGGGTATCCGGCTTGGTTTCAGCGTCGTGCACCCACTTGTTGATAAGGATGCGATGACGAGTGTGCCTGCGGTTAGCAAGCTCTTTAGTGTATTCATCTCTTATAGAAAGAAAAAGCCTCCCCAGTGACGGGAAGGCTATAAGTAATCTAACGATAGACCCGATCATTTGTCTTTGGCTTTCCCTACGTTAAGAGCAAGCCAATCAACGACCTTGTAGAGCTTAGCAGCCCAACCGTCGTCAACAGGCGTCGGTGTTAACGCTGCGATCGCAGAGGCCGCCGCTACGATAGCAGTAAGTGTGCTAATGAGGGTGTCTTTGTTGTCGATGATGTAGTTGATTAGGTTCATGGGGTTATTAATTATTAATTATTATAGAATGTCAGACACAGAGAGCCTGCGGTGAACTTCAGCTTGGTAACCTGGGTCTTGTTTATAACGTGGGTCACTCATGGCCTTAGTGACCATAGCCGAAGACGTAAAGGGAGCAATAGCTTGGCCGTTGGTTTGCCCTTGGACTAACTGAGGGGCTCCTCCGCTAGCCGAACGATACTGTGAATACAAGCCTTGTGCTGCCACCTTAGCTTGCTCAACAGTTCCAGTCTCTACGATCTGGTTAAACGCATCAAGTGAACCTTCGTCTAGGTTCTCTGTGGCCCATTCAGCCATCGCTTGGTAACCTTCTTGGCCACCAACAGCCCCAAAGACTTCGTTAGCCTGGGTGTCTGCGATAGCCTGTTGGCCTGCAATGTAAGACTCGACAAGCTGCTTTGGTAGCCCAGATTTCTCTAAGGACTCAAAGGTCTCATCGCTTAACTGACCAGACTCCATGAACTCATCAGTGGCCGCGTTGATGGCACTGACAGACTCAGGTTGTTCACCCTCAGGCTCTGGTGTTGCCTCAGGGTTCCCAAGCTTACTCTCAAGTTCCTGGTAGGCAGTCGCCATGTCCTCAGCACTCGAAAACTTCTCAGGTAACCACTCAGGGCGGTCAGGTTGCTGTGTGTCTTCTTGTTGTCCTAGCTGTTGCGCTAGTTGTTCCTGGTTATCATCCCAGGCCTGTGCCATTGAGTCCGTAGAGTCAACAGCTGCTTGTTCTTGAACGGACGGTTCAACGGTCTCGCTCGTTTGTAGTTCTGCCATTTTTATTCAGTGGGTTCTTCTACTCCTTGTTGCCTTTGTTGTTCTAAAGCTTGGTCGCCGAGTGCCTTGACACCCTGTGGTGCCACCTGTGCCATCATGGCCATCTGTTGGGCCTGCTGTTTCTCAGCTTGGATCTGCTCATCGTCTTTCACGAGTCCTGCAGTCTTGATTCCTAACGCTGTGGCTCGTCTCTGGAAATACTGGCTCACATTTACGAACTCAGCGATCGCCTGGGGGCCTACGACTTGCGCAGCTCCTGCCAAGAACAAGTCAAGTTTCTGTAAGTCGTTCCCTCGGCCTAGCGCCTCGACCCCGGTGATGATCACTGGGTTAACAATGTCCTTAGGTAACGCAGGGAGCTTCTTCTTGCTCTTCATTACGTCCATCAGTCTGTTAACAAATGGCAACTGCATCTCGTTTGATAATAATGAATATAAACCACCTAACGCTGACTCAAGCTCCTGGGATAACATCCTGATCTCTTCTGCAGTAACACGCTCAGCTTGCCTAACGACATTCGAGGTTAACAAGAAGGCGCCACCGAGCCTGTCAGCGATAACCTTAATCGACGACTCAGCGGTCCTGAAGTCTGCGATCTTGTTAAGCTGTAAGGTCGTTACGTCTGCAGCGTTACCCTGGACTATCGCGCCACTTGGGGCTTCTGCGAGTGTCCGAGCACGAGTGGTGCCATTAGGATTCACCAAGAACATAACCTTAGCAGCAGCAGCAGAACCCTCAAGGATCGCCTTAGAGAGTCCCTCAAGTGACTGTAGGTCACCTAAGTATTCTTCGACATACCCACGGCCATAGCTTTCACCGTCGATCCGTGAGAACCTCAGAGGTATAAACGGGTTCTTCGCTTTGTTAACTCGTGCCCCTGAGCTCTCCAGTGCGACACCGTTAATGTCTTGATATATAATAAATTCATCACCATCGCGACAAGCAGCAGTATACAAGTGAACCTCATCGGTTGGCTGTCCGCCGTTAGTTGCAATCTGGGCCTTGATGTCTTCATCGAGCACGTCGTAACTGATGTTCTCTTTGGTCGCTATGTGTGTCACGTTGCCCATAGGGTCTCTATCGACGACAAAGCGATCTAAGTGGAACACTCTGATCCCTCCTTCGTCAGGAAGATACAACATGACATTCCCTGTGATAATCAGGTGTTTAAGCGCTGAGTGAATCGCTGTGCGATACGCCTCACGACTAATCTCATCCATGACTGACTCTTCGACTTTCTGAAGTGTCGATTCGATCTCAGAGACCAACTCTTCAGGTGCCCCTTCGTTAGCCAGGGCGTAGCTGTCGATGTTCAATCGGAAAAACGGGGCGTTAGGCGGAAGGAGTGCTAACAGTAATTTAGAGGCGAGGTTATTTACTCCGCGAGCCCCAACGCCCTGAAAAGGTGTGTCTAGTCTGCTGTGTGGACCGTGGCCTTCGTCGGGCATAACGTAGGGTAACGTTAGCTTAGAGCAGGACCGTGCGCGATCTAGGTATTGATAGCGGTGTCCTTCGCGGCTCGTGTAGACCGCTTGGGCAGTGGTGAATTTCATAAAGGTATAATATTAAATAATTTCCTCAGGCTCTGGCTTAATCGACAAGAACTCTAACTGAGTAAGCTCTTGCACACCCTCGGCATCTTCAAGCATCGCATCGTCGTTAGATGTGAATCTCCAGCAGTCGATGGCTATGAGTCGCCCTGAGTCGTCAGTGGCTTCTGCAAGGCTTTCAACAGGCGGCAACCCAGTGAGCG